TGTGATGTTATTATAACGTTGATCAACAAGCTCGTATCCGTCAAAATCAAAACTGTTGTAAAAGTCAGTGAAATCTTTATACTTATTTTTATATCTAGGTCTGTGGTAGCATGAATCTATTATGTCTCTGATATCTCTATATATAAGTATAATTTTTGATTCTTTAAAAAACCGGTCTAGTTCATCCTTCTCTTCCTTAGTATGATTAAATTTACGGTAGTCTCTGTAGTCGTGAGAATGTGTCCAGGTAACTTTATTACCTTCGTTCATTGCTACTATTAATTTATCTAATTCACTTGTTGGGTACTTTGGCTTACCTGTAAACTTAGGATAATCGATATAGTTATATTCAATACTTTCGTAGTCGAAGTTGTTCACAATTAAATCTGTGAGTAAATGAGTTCCGCTTCTACGAGCTGATACTATTATGATATTTCTCCTACGCACCATTTGTATCTTAATTGAGCTAAACCCTCAAATGGGTAATCCCACTTTTCATAAAAAGTCTTATAAAGTTTGTAATGTTTTTCACTAACAGATTTGCTAAAAAAATTATGAAAGTGTCCTACATTTTTATACTTTGAATCTTTATACTTACCGACACCATCAATATTAGAGGGTGTAAGGTTGAAGAACTTAGAAAGTTTACTGAGTATCTTTTCTTGAAAAAATAATGCATCTTCATATCTTACAACTATACAGTTCTCTTGAAACATACTACTAAAAAACTTTATTAACTCTACCTGTTTTTTAGCGACGCTGTTTAGGAATTCTACCGAGTTAATTGAACGTTCTCTAGGTATTTTGTAATCAGAACTATAATAGTGTAAACCATTGTCGAAAAATAATAAGTTAGCTGCGACCTCTCTTGGATCGGTTATTACTACTATTATTTTAGTTCCAGCAGCTTTTAATGCTTCAGCAGTTGCAGAATCTAATATAGAGTGAGATTTACCCCATTGCTGAGTGTTCGTTAAAGAGTTAAAGTTTTCTAATATAAGTGACTTAGTAAACTCTGAGCCGCTCATTCTCCAGCTTACTAGTAGGAACTTATTTTCATGCAGCGGGTTTGTTAACCAGGCTTCAGCAGGTTGTAGTTCCAAACAAGTAGGGCTGATATCTTTCCAAATAAATTTACGTTCCATTATTCTCGATAATCTTTACTTTTAGGTTACCTGTGCCTTTAATAACTCTATGGTAAGTCTCTTTAGGAATAAAGATACGATTAATTTCTTGAGGAACCTCGTTATCTAATTGAAATTTCCAATCTGTGTCATGGAGAGCTTCGACTATACGGTCTTCCTTATCTCTATGCCATACGAATTCAAATGAGGGAGTATCTTGAGAGAACTCTCTAATTATATAACCTTCTTTCTGAGTTTCAGAATAAGGTCTACCAGTAACCTGAGAAGTTTGATCCACCGCCTAGTGATTTCCAGTAACGGCCAATATTACATGACCAATAACCTGCTTTTGTTTTATCTTTTTTAGAAGCGCATTTATGTCTTGCAGCAAAAGAGGCTCTAGCTCCTCTCTGTTTAAGTTTAACTGAAAGACCAGTATCACCAAAAGATACTTTGACTACGTTTCCTTTTTTATTTTTAACATATACGTAGAACTTTTTAGAACCTCCTCTTTTAGGTTTATTGAGTGCTACTTTTTTTCCTCTATACTCTGCTTCAGAAATATAATCAACTGATGCTTTCAATAAGTCAAATCCAGAGTAATCGAAATCTTTATTAAGAGAAACAGCTTTTCTGAATCTTTCCATGTTGATTGTTGCACCCATAGACTCTACTAATTCTTTCACCAAATCGTAGTCAACCATTTCTGATATGCCAATTCCTTCATCAAGCATATCTTCGTTCTCAAACATTTCATCAATTAAAGAACCTATCTCAAATAATGGATCCTTACCAGAAGATAGCATTGGTAGATCAAGAGGAACTCTCATTCCATTATAGTCTCCATACTCACCAATATCGGTACTTTCAATAAGGTACGTATCTTCTTCATTTAACGTAATTTTACCGTCTCTAAGAGCTTCTCTCGCTTCTTTGAACAATTGTATAAAAGCATCAGAAGAATAACGGTAGACATTCTCATGTAAGGTTAGACCATTGTCTACATGATACTGCAGTGATGGCACTCCGACAAGTTCTTGTATTTTAATCATAAGTCAAAATCTTTTCTATAAAATTTTCCTAGAACATTATCGTTAATGAAATTATCACGATTCTCTAGTACTTCATTTATAAATAGGTGTTTACATTCAAAATACGTTAGTAGCTTCTTATTAGGGACAAAATCTAAGATTCGCTTTTCAAAATCCGCTCGTAAGTCTGTTGACTCTTTAACTAACTTTTTTATCTGTGGGTGTGACCCGTAGTAGTCCTTCCAATCTGATTCTGTAACTACTTTTTGTTTAAGAGGAGTTCTTCCTCCTATACCTTTTGCCTTTCTTTCTTCTCTCAAAGCTTCAAGGGCTTTTTTGCCTAGTCTTTTGTTTCGCTCGAAATACAGTACTTTTTTTCCTATATACTTCAAGCCGGATGGCTTATGTAAAGTTTCATAAATAAAACCATAAGTGCCTTCTGGCATGTCTGAAATACTTGTTATAAGCCTACCCTTAAAAGACCAGGTAGGTAGTGTTGGCATTGTCATATAATTAGATTATGTCGCTAGAGCTATGACCTACTTCTAAGTAAGTCTCCTTTAAGCTCATCAATTTGTGACTGCTGATCCTTGATCGCTTCTATTAATAACGCGACTATTTTTTCATAACGTACTGCTTTAAACCCGTTAGTTCTTTCTACTACTAATTCGGGTAATACTTGTTCTAATTCTTGGGCAATTACTCCCACGTCGTGACCTTCTAAGTTTGTAAGGTCATTCCAATCCCAAGATACTCCTCTAATTTGTTTTACTTTATTTAGAGCATCAGGAATTACTTCTATGTTGTCTTTTAATCTTTTATCTGAAGAGTAGTATGCTATGATATCTCCGGTTGCGGTTAACTGTCCATAAATAGTTAATCCGGCAAACGTTGGAGAATCTGTTGTCTGTAGTCCTAAATCCACCGCTGTTGCTGCTACTCCGTTTGTAGTTAAAGCTACTTGACCTTGTGCAGAAGATGCTATACTAGAGCCTGAAACTATCGTGCTGGGTATGTTTGATAAGGTGGTATAGTCAATACCTAGGCTGTTAATCTGAGTTGAGGAAGAGACTATAGCATTTGGTGTATTTGATAGAGTAGTATAGTCAATACCTAGACTGTTAATTTGAGTTGAGGAAGAGACTATAGCATTTGGAATATTCGATAGTGTTGAATAACTTACAGTAGCCCCAATAGAGTCGTCAAGTGTAGCTAATGATGCTGATACAGACCCCCAGTCTCTAATGTTTATATCTGAACCTGTATAATCTCCTTGCAATCTCATACTACCTGTATAGGTATGAGTATCGTCTGAAGAGTTACCAAATTGTGTAGAACCAGATTCAAAAATAACTGATGAAGAGACTAGCTCAGTATTAAATGTTTGAGCAGTTAAAGTTCCGTCAATAGTCACATTACCTGTAAAGGTTCCATCTCCTACGTTTGTAAATGAACCAGTATGTTTAAGGTGGTTTTCTCTAAAGTCATAGATAAGGTTTTCAGAACCGCTAAATGCTGCATTAGCTCCAGAAGGAGCATTACCACTTTTAAATTGTATATAATAGTCGTATCCAGAAGGAGCCGACATAGGAAGATTAATCTCATTATTAAGAGAAGCAGTAGTAAACAGACTTAGACTTGTACCATCGTAGGAAGCAGAATAAAAAAACTGTCTAAAGTTATTATCTAACTCAGTATGGGTTAATGCTGATCCTTTATTTCCTCTTAAAATAATTGCCATCTTACTCTTCTAGTTTAGCTATTCTATCTTCTAAATCTCTTATAAGCATTGCTTGCTCATTAAGACCTTCAATTAAAAGTGGAACTAGCTTAGTATAGTCTACAGAAAGATACGAATCTTTATCTTCCGAAACAACTTCTGGAAGTACTTTCTGTACCTGCTGTGCTATCACACCTACTTGTCTTTCACCACCTTTTTTCCAATCAAAGTATACTCCCTCTATTGAACTAAGTCTTGAAAGGGCGTTGTCGATAGGATAAATATTTTCTTTTAATCTTTCATCTGAGTTTGAAAGTAAAGCAGCTGATGCTCTTATACTTCCGGAAACCTCAAGATTGTAAGTCAAATCATTAACTGTATTGTTTATACCTACTTTAGAGCCGCTATATAAAAAATCAGCTGCACCTGCTAGGTTACCGTTATCGTTATATTGAACGTTATGATTTGTGCCTTGAACTGTACCTGCTGTTAGAGGTATACGGTGAGAACTTTGATTTATCGGAACTTCAAGGCTTCCAGTGTAGTGTAGATAAAGGTTATTTCCATCCAAGGAACTCGAATAGAAGTATGAACCTAAATTTTGGTCCAATTCTGCATATGTTAATGCTTGTCCTTTATTTGCTCTAAATGTTATAGCCATTATATATGTATTTTGACAACAAAAGTCATATCTGTGTTATGAGTCTTCTGTATCGGTTTATTTGTTTTCGCAACTGCTAATAATTCATTTGCATTATTATATAATCCTACAGTTGTAATATAAGGAGTAAAAGCACTACCGGTTACATTGTCATTTATTCTACCGTCTGAGCCAGAAGTAGAGGATGGGTTGTAAGTGTAGTTAAGTTCAGAATCCTTAATAGTACAATGAACATTATATGTATAAATAGGTTGATTTGATTTCCATCGCAGTTTATGTCTAGAATAAGTACTTAAATATCTTGCCACTGTATCAGTAATTATTGCTAGTCCTTTATTATAGATAATATCGCCTACTATTTTAGTAGGTTCAGTAAAATATCTATTAGAACCAGAGAATATTAATGCACCGTCATTGTTATCGACGATTTCTATTCTTTGTTGATTCATATCTATTCCGGCATAACCTTCAGCAGCATAATCATCTTCATCGACTAAATAGTCTACGTTATCTAAAGGGTTGGAATTATACCAGTAATTAATATTTTCTACAAATTGATTTACTCCAGAAAGTCTGTCAGAAACGTATCCATCTGTTACGAACTTATCTCTATCTTCTACTATAGGTTTAAAAACAAAAGTTCCTGGTACAATATGAGTACCTGAAAAATCTCTTGGAATTGATATGACTGCTACTTCATCCTTGATGTCTCTAGAGCCGCTATAGGTTAGAGAGGTCTGTAAAGATAGATCACTAGAACCTGAGAATTGTCCGTTACCGATACCATCTCGATAGAAGTTCTGGTTAACACTATCCCATGTTAACTTTTCATATCTACCGCCTCTAAGATCTTTTGGGTAAGGATAACCTGGTGTTGAACCGGAAAAGCCTCTTAATGTAGAAACATTATAAGATTGTAGGAGGCTACCAGAAGCTTCCCATTGTTTACGTGCTGAGTAATCAGATACGTATACACTTTGTCGATTCAGTTTTTTGTAGGCGCTCATTCATTAATAATCAAGCTTAACGCGTATCAGCGACTCTTTCGTAAAGTCTTTTAATAAAGGTCTAGAAAGTTTTGCTACTGCTAATAAGTCGTTGTTATCATTATATAGCCCTACCGTTGTAACAAATGACTGGGGAGAGTTTATCATTACGTTATGTCTAATCTCTCCTGATCCTGTTATTAAAGAAGGGTTACTTGAATAGTTAAATTCGTTGTTTCTAGCTCTTACAAAGACAAAGTTAGAAGCTACTGTTTCTTCAGATTGTATTCTAAAGTTTTCACCTCTTCTAAATAAATCGTATCCTTTCATCAGGTTAGTTGTACTACCACTGTAGGTAACGGTGTTAGCTGAAGTATTAACATCTAATAATACTCCTCCCTGTGAGTAAGGCTGAGATAAAGCTTTAGCATTTAGTAATACTACTCCTACGTCTGGATATACTCTACCGTATGAACCACTACCTACTGTATATCCATTATCTTGCATACTTGTATGTACAGTTCCTAGTGAACCAGAAACTAATTCAAATACTCTTCCTGCATCTGTAAAAGTTACTGTACTTACTACTTTACTGTTATCCGTAAGTCTTCTACTATATATTCTTCCGTCACTACCGGAGTTAGTTAATACTAAATCTAGAGTACCTGGTAAAAGTTTTTCTTTAAACCTAGCTCTATCAATCGATAATGCATAAAAGTGTTCAGAAGATACACCACCAAATACGAAATCTGATTCTTCATCTCCTAATAT